CGGCGGTGGTTGCAGCGGTTGCGGGCAGGTTTCGGCGGCCACTTTGACGGGCGGCGTGTTGGCGCAGGCGGTCAAGCTCGCCGCGCAGATTATCCACAGCAATCTTTGCATCTTGTCTTTCCTTTTCCAGTTCGGTTTGCCTTTCGGCCAGTTCGGCGGCGGCGCGGCGTTCTTTCTCACGCGCAGCTGCCGCCTGTTTGTTTGCGGCTTCGGCCAGCGTCAGGCTGATTTCGGCGGCTTTGTCGGCCTGTCCGCGCTGGTATTGCGTGCGGCGGTCGGCCTGCCATGCGGCAATGAGGGCAAGCAGCAGGGCGGTGGCAAGGGCGGGTTTCCAATGTTTCATCAGCCAAATCATCGGTTCGCCTCCATACACTTGTTGTGCCGTTCCAACTGCCGCGTCCACACGCCCCAGCAGCCGTTTTGCCGCACGCTGCAATCGCGCCCTTTGGTGTAGCGGTATTTGAGCAGGGCGCGGCAGGCTTCAGTGTGCCTGCCTGCGAGCAGGTGGCGGCGGATGGACGACTTGGCGAAGGTGTCCGCGCCGTATTGGTACACAAAGTCAGCATACACGTCGTATTCCGCCTGCGACAGTTTTACGCCGGGGAGGAGGGCTTTCAGACGGCCTTCGTCTTTGGCGATATGAGCGCGGGCGATGTCGACGGCCTGCGCCTGCGTCACGGGCGGGTCGGTCATTGTGACGCGGCGGCCGTCGGGGTAGACGGTGCTGCCGATGCCGATAGTGGGGACGCCGCCGGAATCGCGGTAGGGTTCGGTACGGTAGCCTTCGTGTTTGACGAGGGCGGCGAAGAAGGCGGCGGAAACTGCAAGGCCGCCGACGGCGTATTTAATTTTGTTGCTCATGACACTCACCTCTTGTTTTCTTCAATTCCAATTCGCGCTTCTGCACTTCGAGGTCGTGGATTTTCTTCTCTTCTTCGCGCCTTTCCACTTCCCTGCGTTCGCGCTGGCGGCTGTAATGCCAGTTCATCAGGAAGCCGCAGACGGCGACGAGTGCGCCGACCACGGTCAGCAAATCGATGGATTTGATTGCGCCGACAAAGCTGCCGACCGCGCCCGTCCATGTGATGCCCTGGCTGATTTCGGGCAGGTTGCTCGGTTTCATGTGTTTTTTTCCTTTTTTCAGACGGCCTCTACGCCACGGCCACTTCCGCCGCCACGGAAAGCAGCGTCAGCGGTAGCGGATGGATTTGGCGGACAAACAGTTTCGCGTCTTCGCTCCACTGGCCGCGCAGGGTGATTTCTACCGCTTCGCTTTTCAGACGCGGCGGGCTGCCCAGCGGCTCGACCGTGCGCTGCTTGTATTCGGTCAGTTCCGTCTCTGCCTGCCCTGCCCAGATGCCGCCTGAGCGGTAGACGCGCAGCCATACTTTGTTGATGTTTTTCTGCCGTCCCTGCGCGTAGGCATTGTCCAGCGGCACGGCCAGCGGCAACGTCTGCATATCCGCTGCAATCGGCAGGCCAACATGGATTTTCGCCGCCGGATGCGGCAGGCTTACCCGTCCCGATGCCACCGTCTGCGGTGGCATCACTGCGCCGTCGGCGAGGATGTGGACGAGTTTGCCTTCGATGTGTTCCAGCCCGCTTACGGTATCGGTGGGTGTGCCGTTGTATGAGAGGCCGCAGTCCACGAAAAATGCGTCTTCCGGCGCGTCAAAACGGCGGGCAGCCATACGCTCGATATAGCGCACCGTCCTGCCGCCGATCTGCCGCCTCACCGCGCAATAGAGGATATCGTCTGCTCCTTCCGATACGCAGGCGCAGCTTTCAAACGCGCCGTCGGTATCGTGCCGGTGCCACGCGCCGATTTGCTGCTCGGGCAGGTAGGTGCAGCCCAAAAGCGAACCGTCCGATGACACCGCCCACACCACCGGATAGGGTGCTTTGGCCTGCGCCAAATCGCGGATTTCCCGCCCGTCAAACAGATGGGCGCAGCGCAGCGACAAATCGCCGGTGATGTAGCCGCCCGCCTGCCAGTTGTAGGCCAGCTCGCGGATATGCCCGCCGCGAGAAGCGGCATAAATCAAGCTGTTATTGACAACGACAGGCTGCACCTGCGACGCGCCCACATACGACTGCGGCGACACCGACACGCTATCCGGCGTGAGTGCGTCGCTGTTGAGGGTGTTCACATTCCACTCCGCCCCGCCCGAAAGTAGCACCAGCTTGGAAAGCGGCACAATGTGCGACACCATCCCAGCCTCCCGCGCCGCGATGCGGAACAGGATGCGGTCGTCGGCGCGGCTGGGAATGCTGTACGACATATTGCTTTCCGTGCCGCTTTTGCTCATCCACACATGCAAAGGCTTGGACACCGTTCCGGCAAAGACGCGCCGCTGCTGGAAGTAGGACACGGCGGCCGGATAGTCGTCCGCCTGCGCAAACAGTTTGTCGTAAACCGGCGGCGTGGAGGCTAAATCCGGCGCGATGTTGTCGTCGGTGAGGCTTGTGTCCTCCGTTTGGCCGATGTAGCCGAACAGCCCGCCCGATTTTTTGTACACCTTGTACCGCTTCGCCCCCGCAACCTTGTCCCAAGAGAGCACATTGCGGTTGCCCGTGGTGTAGAGGTTGTTGGTCAGCTTCACCGCCGCCGAAGCGCGGCTTTCGTCGTTGCCGTCAATCGACGTAACCACATACTGCGTTTCGATGCCCCCGCCGCCGTGCGCCTGCCCCTTCACGTTCGCGGGCGGCGCAAGCGTCGGCTCGAAGGCGATTTCCTGCAAACGCCAGTCCGCCGCCCCGTAGCGGCGCAGCTCGCGCGGCGCATACTGCGGATGCACCAGCGTCATCACGTCTGCTGACTGCACATAGTGCACGTCAAACAGATGCGCCTCCTCATACGGCGTGGCGATTTCATACACGTCCCCCGACCCGTCCAGCACCGTGCCACCCTGCGAATGGAAGCGGCAGTATTTGTGGCCGAACTCAATCACCAGCGTCTGCGTCGGCGAATAGGCAAAGGCAATCAGCCGCACCGCCTTGTCGGCATACTTGGCCGCGCGCACAAAGGCAAAACCCGCGCGGTTTTCCAGCGAACCCTGCGGACGCACCATAAAATTGCGTACCATTGCCGCGCCGTTCTGATAGCCCGCATCCTCAATCCTGCCGAACATCTCCGGCGACACCTCGCCGCCGGAAAACGACTGCTTCAACACCCTGATATTGGCCATCCCTGCCCCCTTGCCCGTATCCACGGCGCAACATGGCGCGGCCGCTCGGCATACTGTTCCCCGTCGGCATTCTTCGCCTGCGCCAAAACCTGTGCCGCCTGCTGCGCGCACACCGCGCCCATCTGAATCCCCGCCTCGCCTTTGAGCACCGCCCCCGCCATCATCGACGCAAGCTGCCAGCCCAAAGCCGACACAAACAAAGGCGGAAAACGCGTCGCGTCCTTAATCCGCGCCGTGTAGCGGATTTCCTGTATTTCAAAGTCCGCCGCCAGCAGCACATGGCCGTCTGAATTTTCCACATGCCAGCCCTCCGCTCTGCCCGTGTCGTTCACACACAAACAATCGTCCGGCAGCAGATAGCCCGCCGCCAGCCGCGCCGGACGCACCCGCCGCTGCGCGAAGCCCCACGGATGCTGCGCAAGCAGCGTGTCCCGCGCCATCGGGTAAAACATCGCGCAATGCTCGGCCTGCGCACTGCCCTCCGGCGGGTCTATCGACACCACCGTCGCCGCATCGCCCAGCCGTGCCAGCGCGAGATTGCAAATTTCCACTTCCGAAGCCATCGCTCCTCCTGTAAAAAACGGCCTACGGTTTCCCACAGGCTGTCTGAAAACCTACTTTTTACGTCTGCCGGATGCGGGCTATTCCGCTTCCGGTTCGGGCTGTTCCAGCGGCACAAACCAAGATGCCGTCAAACCGTCCTCCGCCTCAAACACGTCGCCCGCCATGCGGTAGCCACCGTAATAACCGGCTTTTGTCGCTTTTACCTTCATTTGCGACTCCCCCACACTTTCGGGCTTTCCGGCGGCGGATTGTTCATCTGAATGCCGCTGGCAATCACCACATCAACCTTGCCCGCCGTGGCCGTGCCCTGCACGGTGAAATAGCCGCGCAGATAGCGTTTGTGCGCCACAGGCAGCGGCAGCACATACTGCGCCCCCGCCGTCAGATCCGCCGCTTTCAGGTTTAGGCCGGCCAAAACGTCGGCAAAATCCGCCGCCTCCTTATCCGAATCCTGCAAGGAAAAGCGCAGCGAAGTCAGGCCGGCGAAAGCCACAGGCACGGTCAGCACCGCATACAGCGGGCTGTGCCCCATGCCGAGGTTCGGCGTTTTCTGGCCGAAGTCTATGGTATTGGCCGTCGCCGCCGAAGCCGTAACCGCCTGGCCGGCGGCCAGTTGCAAAGTAGAATCCAAAATCATCTCGCGCCTCCTTATTTCACGCGTTCTTCGGTAGACAGAAGCTGGTCGCAGATGCGCACGGGAATACCGTCAAACGCAACCACTTTCTTGCCCGCCACATCTTCCATCGTCAGCGTCGAGCCGACCACTCTGTTGGCGATTTGGCGGCGCAGAATCGAACGGATTTCGCGGTTGCAGTAGAACACCGCCTTGCCCGCGTTCAGGTTGGGAATCAGCTCCACCGCCTGCGTCATCAGGTCGATCAAGTCCGCGCCAGCCTTGGCGTCTTTGGTGAGTTTCTTCACATCCACATTGGCGATGCGCACCACATAACGCCAGTCGCGCACGCTCAAACCCAAGTCCCATTTGTAGTGCGAACGGTAGCCCTGATACTTGCCGTTGTTCTCGTCATGCAGGGTAACTTCGCCCAAATCATGGTGCTGCAAGCCCGCCTTCGTGCCTTTCGGGTAGATGCCGTGGCAAGTATTCGCACCCCATACCACCAACCAAATAGAAGTGTTGTCCGCGCCCGTGCCGCCGCCGTCCACGATATTGCGGGCGTTTTCCGCGTGCAAATCCGAGAAGCGCGGCGCAAGGCCGTTGAACGCCGCGCCGTTCTGCGCCTGCGAACCGTAAAACAGCGTCTGCGCCATCTTCTGCGCCATCGCCTCCAAAAACGCACGTTCCTCGTTCATGCGCCAAGCGGCGGAATTGCCGTTCAAATCACACAGCGATTTGTCGGTTTCCGCATACGCTTCCAACATGCCGATGGCGTCGCTGATGGAAAGCACGGTCGATTTGGACGGCTGCACGCCCTGATAGAACATGCGCCAAGTCGCCTCCGGCAAGCCCGAGCGGATGGTGGTTTTATGCCCGGTCGTACCGTTGGCCTCAATCATCACCAAATCATCAATTACCTCGTTGGTCTCGTTGAGCATCTCGACGACGTTCAGCAGTTTCCCGTCGGCGCCGGTACGCGCCATCACGTCGGCCAGCGTCGGATTCATCTGTTTTAAAACTGACATTTAAAGTCCTTTCTTCATTAGGGATTCATATTGCTTTTGGAAAATATGCTTTGCGCGTCCGCCTGCGCCGCCTTGCCGCCGACAAAACCATCCTGCGACAAAGACCTGCCCGCGCGGTAAAACAGACGGATGATTTCCGGATGGTTGCCCAAGCCAGACTGCTCCAAAAGCGTTTTCAACTCCGGCGAAGCCAAGGCCTCCACTGCCTTTTTCGCCACCGCCAGATTCTCATCCAGCTTCTCGCCGCCGAACTCCGCGTCCGCGCGGGACTGCTGCGCCCAATCGTTGCGCGCCTCGGCCAGCCTGGCCGCCTGCTGCTGCGCCAGATGCGGCGCGATTTTGTTCAGCACAATGTCCGCCGCCTCCTGCGACAAACCCGCCTCCCGCGCCGCCTCGGCGTACACGCCGATGGTTGCCTCATCAAACTCCACCCCCTCGGGCGGCTTGAACTCATATTTTTCCGGCACAACCGGCTGCTGCGGCTTATCGCCGTTTTCAGACGGCCTCTCGCCCGCCCCGTCCGGCACACCGCCCTCGGGCGGGTTTTCAGACGGCCTGTTCTCCGTCTCCTGCGGCGCACCGCCCAACAGCGTGTCCTGATTGTTTTCAGTACCCGCCGCCTGATTCTCCTGATTCGCTTCGCTCATCTTCTTCACGCTCCATCAACAACAAAAACTCATCGCAGTGCTTCACCGCGTCCAATAAAAACAAACCCTGCGCCCTGCGCCCCTCGTTAAAGGCCGTCTGAAAAGCGTCCGGCGAGAAACTCCCCCGCCACACACCCGCCTCGGCCAGCAGCAGGCGCACAATCCGCCGCCCCCACTCTTCGGCCATCAGCCGGGAAAAATCCTCATCCCGCTGCCGCAGCGCACGGCGCAGCTTCTCCTGGTTGTCCCGATACACCGCATACCACCATTTGATTAAATACAGAAAGCCCGCAGAGCTTGCACCCTCTGCGGGCTTTCGCTATGCGGGCAATGCTAAACCAAGCTGCCGTTTATGACGGGTATGTGCCGCAAAATCGGGATACCCATCAAAATAAATTTAACACTATGATTTTTATAAAATTTTATCAATACCCAAAAAAGTCATACACAACAGATTAAAAATTATATCCATATAAATCAAGTACATTTGATGGGTATATCCCTATTTGGCCACATACCCGTTATTCTCCGCCGCCGACCTTACCATCGCCGTTTTTTCAAACAAGGAAAAACGCCATGGCCATCAGCAGCGAAAACCGAAAAACCGACATCTTTACCGGCGACGGCAAGACTACCCGTTACCCTTTCGACTTCCGCATTCTCAAAACCGAACACATCGCGGTCATCACCGACGACGCCATCGGCAACGAACACATTTTGTCCGAAGGCCGCGACTACACCGCCGCGCTGGAAACCGACGGCGGCCACATCGATTTGGCCGCGCCGCTGGCGCAAGGGCGCAGGCTCGTCATTGTCAGCAACCAGCCCTATCTGCAACCGGCCGTCTTCACCAACCACGGCGGCTTCTACCCCGCCAATCTCAACGACGCGCTGGACAAGCTGGTCATTCAAGACCAGCAAATCCGCGAACAGGTCAGCCGCGCCCTCAAAGTCTCCGTCATCAGCAGCGTGAACCTCACACTGCCCGCGCCCAGCCCGGGCAAGGGCATAGGCTGGAACGCCGACGGCAGCGGGCTGGAAAACAACAACTACCCCGAACAGGCCGCCGCCTCGGCACAGGCCGCGCAGGCCGCCGTCCGCCGCGCCGAAAACCTTATCGGCAACGCCGCCTTCGAGTTGTCCGGCCAACTGCCGCACACTGTTCCCAGTATTGCAAAACTGCGGCAGCACGTCGACGGCGGCCGTCCCGTCCTTGTTGCCGCCTATTACGAACACGGCACGGTGGGCGGAGGCGTTTTCACCGCCGACCCGAACGACCGGACTACGCCCGACGACGGCGGCCTCACCATCGTTGCCGCCGACGGCACGCGCTGGAAACGGCAGTTGTCCGGCGACACCGCCACCCTTGCCGACTTCGGCATTCTGCCCGACACCGGCGAACCCGTCGGCGCGGCGGTCAACGCCGCCCTTGCCGCCTGCGCCGGACGCTGCACCCTCGCCGCCGCAGCGGGCGAGTACCTCACCGAAGAAGAACTCAAACTGCCCTCTCACTCCACCTTCAAGGGCGCGGGCATGGACAAAACCCTGTTCAAAGCCCACCCGTCGCTACCGGCCATCGCCAACGTTTTCACCAACGCATCCAACAATTACGAGGTGCGCAGCGGCTACGACCGCCACATCACCCTCCGCGATTTGCACATCGACTGCGCATGGGAAGGACGCTACAAAATCGGCACGCCCATCAACAACCAAGCCTGCGGCGTCAAACTCTCTGCCGTGGAACACTGCCGTGTGGAAAACGTCCGCGCCGAAAACGCGCCGCTGCACTGCTTCGATGTTTCCGCCGACCAATACAGTGCCAGCTACACCCCGCTCACCCGCAGCAAAAACGTCGTCATCGAAAACTGCGTCGCCAAAAACCCCTACCGCGACGACTGCTTCACCTGCCACGACAGCGACGGCGTCGTCTTCAACAACTGCACCGCCATCTACGACAGCACCGCCCATCCGTTGCCCGCCAAAGGCACGCAGCAGGGTTTTGAAATCGACGAAGGATGCAGCGGCTGCATCGTCAGCAACAGCTATGCGCGGGGCATGACCTGCGGTATCCAAATCAAAGGCCACACCGACACCGTCTCCGCCCGCGCCTCCGTCGCCCGCGACTGTGTTGTCGAAGACGTCGGCGTCGGCATCATGTTTTCCGTCGGCAGGGCGGGCAAAGCCGACGACCGCATTGTCGGCAACAGCGCGGACACCATCCACATCGTCTCCATCGACCCGGCCAAATACGGCGGCGAAGGCTTGGCCGTGCATGTGTACGGCGCGGACGGCGTCCACATCGCCAACCTCACCAACGATTCCGACCGCGGCATCAGAATCGAACAAAACGCCGGCATCGTTACCCTGCGCAACATCGGCTTCACCGCCGTCTGCGCCGACACCCTTGTCCTTATCCGCAACAATTCCCCCCGCGCCCAAGTCAGCATCGACAACCTCTACGGCGTGGCGCAGACCAAGCGCATCATTTGGAAGGGCGCGGGCTTGCTCAAAGCGCAAAACATCTTCATCCAAACCAGCAGCGAGAGCATCCGCTTCGATGCTTTCGGCAAAGATTCCGTCCTCAATATGGCAGGCAGCCAGAGCGGCAAATACAAATCCGTAGACAAGGACAACGCCTTCTCCGTCTCCGGAGAAGACACCGAAATCGAAGACGGCCGCGTCATCGTCCGCTCCGGCGGCGGCGTGCCCGGCACATTCGCCCTGCCGCCGGGCAGCCTGTGGTACACCTCCGGCCTGAATGTTTACCTCAACAAAGGCACGGCCGCCGCGCCCAACTGGGTGTTGTGGATATAGCAAAAGCCCGCATCGCTGCGGGCTTTTTTCTTTGCGGATTTTTCAAACGGTCTATTTCTTGCCGTCATACCCGAACACAAGCGCGGCCGGGTTGTCGGTTTTGTCGTCCTCCAAAGCCTGCGCCCCTTTGATGGTGCGGCTGATTTGCGCGGAGGGCAGGCCGAAGACGCTGCCGAGGATGTTGATCGAAGCCGTTGCCAACCCCTTGTCAAACTCGCCCTGTTTCGCCTGCACCGCCAGCTTGTAGGTGTCGTCAATCGGGCGCAAACCTACGGGGCCGGAGTAGCCGTAGAACTTGCCGCCCGTGGCAATGTCGCCAAGCTGCACCAGTTCGCGCCCGCCGACAAACATGCCCAGCGTGAAGCTGATTTGCTCCTTGGCCAGCTTTTTCGCCAAATCGTCGTCATCGTCGCCCGGGGTAAGCAGGCTTTTCATCATGGCGTTCAGCGCGGTGGGAATCACCCAAATCAGCATCAGTTCCGCTGCCATTTTGCCCTTGCTGCGCTGCGTGGCAATGCTGGCCGCGCCCATGTTCAGCGCGGTGTTCATGTAGGAGTAGAACACGGTAAACAGCTTCCGCACCTCATCACCGCGCTCCACCCACGACAAATCCTTCGTCTGCCCGCCGCCCTGCGTGTCCAGCACGGTTTGGTCGGCAAGCTGCACGGCTTCGGCTTCGCTGCGGCCTGCGTCTAGTGCCTTCATCATCGCGCCGTGCCAAACGATGGTGTCCGTTACCTGCTGCATGCGCATCATCAGCCAGTAGGCGTAGCGGCGGATAAAGGCTTTCACCCCGTTTTGGCCGTTGACCGAATTGGCCACGTCGTTCAATTCCCTGAACCGCGTGCGGCTGCGGTTGGCCATCATCACCGACATTTCGTTTGCCCCGCGCGTGGCCGCTATCGGGTGGGCGGCATAGGTCATCAGGGCTTTGGCCGTGTTGGCAAAGCCGATGCGGGTGATGGCTGGTATCCAGCCGGTAAGCTGCAAGGCCGCCGAGACGATATTGAAGCCCAAACCGGCCACGCTCACGTTCTGCCGCACCCTGCCCGCCCAGCCGTCCAGTGCCTGCGCCGCTCCACTGTTGCCCTGCGCGATGTCGGCAATCGCGCGGGAAAGCTGGCGTTTGGCGTCCGCGCCGTAGTATTGGCGGATTTTGGTGTCCAGCGTGTATGAGTTCAACAGGCGGTTGGCGTCGGCGATTGCTTCGCGGTGGGTGAGGTCGTGGATGATTTCGTTGAACGCGTCGTAGGCCACGTTGAGGCTCAAACGCAAGGGGCGGCCTTTCACTTCGTTCACGCGCTGCTTGGTAAACGTGCGCCGCGTGGCCGCCGCCAAGCCTGCCGCTGCGGTTTGTGCTTTGGCGTCGGTGGTGGCTTCGTTTTTCTCCGCCGCGCCGCTGCCTTCGCGGTCGTATTTGGCCGGGTAGTAGCCGCCGCGCATTTCGATTTCCGTGCCGTCGGCCGCTACGGCTTTAAACGGCCGCGCTTCTACCCACTCGGGTTCTACTCCCGTCATGCGCCGCTCCAACTCGGCAATCTGCGGGCGGTAACTTTCCAGTAAGTCCCACACGCCCTGCACCGCCTGCCATTCCTCCGCCGTGAGGGTGGACGACAGGGCGCGTTGCACGTCTTCCATGCGCCAGCCTTCGCCGTCCAACAGGCGTTGGATGTTGCCCGCGTTGCCCATGTTCAGAGCCACAGCGAAAAGCTGCTCGCGCGTGAGTTCGCCCAAGCCCTGATAATGGGTTTTGCCGCCGATGCGTTTTTTCAGACGGCCTGTATGCTTGGCCAGCGGTTTCAGCACTTCGTACAGCTTCTCCGACACTTCGGCCTGCATGGCGGCCTCCTTGTCCGCCGCCTGTTTCAGCGGCAGCAGGAAGTGGGTGAAGAACGCGCCGCCGTCTTGGCCGTTGTCGAACATGCGCACGATGGTGGCGGTTTTCAGATGCGCCCAGTAGCCGCCGCGCAACAGTGCCCCGGCCTTCTGCAAACCGGTTGCCGCCTCGCGCCGCTCTTTCGCCTTGCGCCCCTGCGCCTTGGCCGAAGCGTCCAGCGTGTCCGCCAATTCGTCGCGCACCTCCTGATAGCTGCGTTTGGCCTGATTGGACAGCAGCCGGTTTTTCAGACGGCCTAAATGTTCGAGTTGGCGCACCGTGTCGGCCAGGCCGCGCATTTCCTCCACCGTCATATCGCGCCAGCTTTTACGGCTGATGGTGTCCACATATTCCGGGTCGATGCTGTGCTGTATGCCCGCCTCTTCCATCTCGCGCACAAACGTATGTATTGATGGAACTTCGCGCTCCGTCTGCGCTTTCGCCAAGCCGACGTACCCCAACAATGCGGAAATCTGCTCGGTATAACCCAAATCCGCCACGTCCTTGTTCGGATTCCCCGCGCGTTTGAGGCGCAGCCTGATTCTTTCCTGCGTCTTGGAAATCTTCCTGCGCAAATCTCTCATTTCTTCGCGCGTCCGCAGTGTTTCCGCTGCCAGCGCGTTCTGAATGAGCTGGTTGCGTTTATGCGCCGCCGCCGCTTCGATGTCGCCCGCCTTGAACGCTTTTTCCGACGACTTCGCCGCCGCCGCTTCGGCACGGGTAAACACGCTTGGGCGCAGGTCGCGCACAAGCATTTTTTCGATTTTCTCTTTCGCCAGAACCTTCGCCGCCTGTTTCAGCAGCGATACCGTCCCAACCGCAGCATTCAGTTTGTTGGTCTCTTGGGCGACAATCTTTGTCCGCACCTTCTCATCAGCAACGGCTTCCCGCTTCACGCCTTTGACGAAATTTTTCAGGCCTCCCAACTCTTCATTGACGATTTTTCGGCGCACCTTCTCATCAGCAACGGCTTCCTCGCGTATCTCTCTGCGTGCGTCGTTCAGCCGTTTCAACTCCGCTGCGATAATCCGCGCCCTCATCTCGTTATGCACCGCCAAATCGGCCGCTTCTTCAAAATCGGCCTGCGTCGGCACTTCGCCTTTCTCCGCCAAAAGGTTCAAGCGGGCGGTGTCTTCAATCGCTTCCTGCGGCGGCAGTGCCTCAACCAGTGCCTGCACCAAATCGAGGCCGTCGGCAAACACCGGTTCGCCGTTTTCGTCGAGTATCAGCCCCGCCGCAATATCGGGGTGCATGCCGCCCGTTTTCGCCGTCATGCCGCGTTCTTGCAGCACCTGTACCCAGTCGGCGGGCAGGCCGTCAAGGCTGGATTCGTCAAGACGCACGGCGTTCAGCGCGTAGGGATTGACGACCTCTTCGCCTGCCTTCTTCTCTTCGCGCGACACATAGTGGCGGCTGTACCAATCGCGCCCAGAGAGGCCGTCTGAAAAGCGTTCTTCCAAATCGCGCACATCGGCCTTGCCGTTGTCGGTCGGCAGATAACCCCCTTCGGCCAGCAGTTCCGCCATCTCGTCGATGCTGCGGCCTTTGCTGCGCCGCAACACGGGCATGCCGAATACCGGCGCGGGAATTTTGTCTTTCGCATCCAAGCCCCACTCGCGCACCAGCTCGTCTTTGTTCAGCCCGCCCAGCTTGGCGATGGCGGTCATCAATGTATCAGACGACGGATCAAGCGCGGTGCGGTCGGTTTTGGGCTTGTAAATCAGGGCGTCATGCAGTATATTGCGAACATCTGCTGACGTCAGCGAGCCGGAGTGCGTGCGGGATTCATTCCCAAGGGTGCCGGATACTCGGGGCTTCAGCAGATTTTCTTTGGTCGTTACGCTGTGCAGATACATCCGTTGCACGTCGTTGTTTTTGTGTACCACCACGGTAACGATATTTTCCTTACCGTTTATGGACACAGGCGCGGACACATACGCGCTTTCTTCCCCGTATTCGTTGCTGTCCCGCGCCATGACCGCGCCATGTTCCAGCACGTCTTTTACCGCAGCAAAAGCCATATTCTTATACGGATTGAACTTGCCGTGCGCCAAGCTGTCTTTGGCCGAACGCTCGTTCAGTACCACATCGCCCAATTCGGGGCTTTCTACCTTGCCGCCAAACCCGGCAAACAGGTCGGCCGCCCACGACGTTACCGCCTTGAAACCGCCGTCGGCAGGCATCCCCAAATCCTTCTCGTTAATCGAAGCAACAGGCTTGCCCTGCAACACTTTGGCCTTGCGCCTAAACTCGCGCTCTTCCTTGCTGTTGCCGTCTATGCGGTTTTCGTCGGTCATCTTCGCCGTCAAAAGCTGCCATGCGCGGTATACGGGCTGCTTCATGATGCTGCCGCGTGCCGCCATCTCCGCCCGTGCGAAATCGGCCTTGTATTCCTTTTTCAGACGGCGTATCTCGCGGCTGCGGGCGTTGCGGGCAAAAGCCATATCGCGCAGCGCACGCCATCCCAATTCGTCCTCCGCTTCGCGCCGCGCCGCTTCATCCATCGCCTGAAATTCCGCGTCTTCGGCAAACAGCAGCGTCGCGCCGTTGATATACGAAGTTTCCGCAATCTGCCCGTCACTTGCCAGCAGGCGGTCGAATACGCCGCGTATGTCGTCTGACAGCTCCACATTCAGATTCAGCAGGGAGCGGTAGATCCGTTTCAGCAGACGCGCCACACGACTGAACACGCTGCGCAGGGCTTCGCTCGGTGCCTTGCCCTCAAACAGATAGGCTTCCATACCACGCGCGAATTTCTCGTGATGCTCCCGCTGCTCTTCAAGGCTCATCGCCGCCCAAGTGTCCGCGTCCTTCACACCGAACCAGTCCAAGGCCGTCTGAAAGTCCGCCAGCACCTGCCGCTCGCTCTCCGTCATTTCCGATTGCGGCACGGCACGCAAATCCCGCTCGATGCGGCTCATCACTTCCAGTTCGAAATGGCCGAACTCATGGATGAAGGTGGAAGCGTCGGCGTTTTTCAACAGCGCAATCGTGTCGGCCATGCGGTCAAACATGCCGCGTGCGTCTTGATACAAAATACTGTCATCATCCGCCGAAAACGCCCCGCTGTTATCGGTGGCGGATTTGATTTGGGTCGGATCAAAGACGGCAATATATTTATCGCCATTATCCTTAGCTAACACCGCATCAAATCCATTCTCCCGATAAAAATTCTGAAAATCTCTACCTTCCGCCAATACCCAACTATTACGATCCTGAGCTAGGCTCTTCGCTTCGGATTTTTGGATGGTGCTTTCTTCAGCACCGTAATAATTAAGGATAGATACATCGCCATTTATTTTACTTAATGCAAAATCAACCTGTTCTATTGACTCAATATCAAATGGCTTTTTCGCATTCAAAAACAATGGGAAAACATAGCCGCCTTCTGTATGGGTATCTTCAATACTTCTATCTTCCGCTATCGTTCTGGCAACATACTGTTTTGTGCTTGTAAATATCAAACCACGATAACTCCCGCCCTTAAATCTACTAAATGGAGGTTCTTGTCTGATATACGAGCCATCTTTCTGCCACCCAGTATTAGGTGTTACCTTATCCAAAGGTAGTGGCGTACCGTGATACACAACCAACGGCTCACCCGTTTCCGGATTCACGACTTTAGAAGCATTGTCCGGGTCGTTTTCCCAATCGCCGAACCACGCCTTAAATGCAGGCGTACGTACCTGCACCCACTGGCGGTAGGTCAGCACCGTTTCCCCATCTGCCTTGGCCTGCTTATACGCCGCCTCGCCGCCGTATTGCGCAGCGGTCTCCTCAAACTGCCGCGCCTCCTCAGTGGCCGACTGAAACAAAACATCTTGATTGTTCCCAGCATCGGCGGTAGTATCGTTGTACGCCGCCACCCCGTTTCGGACGTATAGGCTGGGGCGGGTAATATGCGCAAGCACATTCCCGACATCAGCCGTTGGCGGATACTTCCACATAGAAACACCTTTCAGGTTGTTTCTACTTCTTACATATTCTTCCAAATAAATCAGTAAGCTATCTTCACTTCTCTTGGCATAAGCAATCCTCTGCCCACCTGTTTTGGGATTTTGCAGGTTCGTTCGAACCTCATCATAATTTGTAATAATCTCCGGTATCTTGACCAAATCTTCCGCCGTTACCGGCAACTGTCCGTCCGCATCATTCCCACGCCTGTTTTTAATATGGCGTACAACATCCGCACTAATGGAGTGCGAATAGTCGGAAGCCTCTGCCACCTCTACGGCAACTTGATTGTCTATCCCCGTCCAAAATATCGCCCGCGCCGAAGTCGTGTCATCCCACAATCCGATCACATCCTGCGGATTGGTACTGTGTACCCAACCCTTCGGCGGAGCGGAAGCCAACGCCTGCGAAAACACCCCTTCCCGCGTCAGGCTATCCCCGACCACGTTCAGACGGCCGTAACGCTCCATAAACGCCTCAGGCGACAGATTCAGACGGCCTGCATAGGCTTGGACGTGCGACGCCCACAGCGAAGCCGCATCATCCGCGCCCTTCGCATCCATACGCCACGTATCCAGCAATTCGCCCTTAAACTGTGCTTTGAGCGCGTCAAACGCCTGCCGTTCGCGCAAAGCCGCCGCAGCGGAAAACGCATCGGGCGACAAACGCGCAATGCTGGCCAAATGATGTTGCGCCTCCTGCGGCAGAAAGGCATGGAAGTCCCCGCGCGTCATCTCCACCATCCCGCCCGAGGCCGCCGCCGCTTCAATCTGCGGCGCAAGATGCGGCACCGCCTGCGCCACCGTCTCGGACAAACCCGACTGCATCAGCGTCTGCGCGTCGAAAAACAGCCTGCTGTTTTCCTCGCCGTAGCTTTCGTTGATGAAATCCGCCTGCAAATCTGGCGCGCGCGCGGTCAGCTTGGAAGATGCCACCGCGTCAGCCTGCTGCTGCATATGCCGCGCGTGTTCCTGCGCCTCTTTTGCTTTCAGGCGGCCTTCCTGAAAATTCCGATACCCCTCGACCGGCGCCGTCGGAATCTCCGCAAACGCCTCCATCACAATCTCGCGCGGCGTCCACTCACCCGTCACCGCCTGCGCCGCCGCCTCGCCCGCCG